CCAATGGAGAGTAGGATGCCCCTAAAGCGTTTCTCCTCCTCGTTGGTTATAGCGAACATACTTACACTCCTCTCGATGCGTTGGGGTTGCACCTCTAAAGGTTCTCTACATTCAATGTCATTGACGGGTTCTTTAATAGTATCCATTCGTATAGTATTAAAATATATTTTAATCGGCGAAATAATAAACCGGCTGAGGCTTTGATGGTTTCACCTCAGGAACAGTAACTTTAAAACCGGAGCGTGCATTCTGCTGGGTTTTGGTTTCACGTGGTTTCGGCTTCGGTGGCGGAGCTTCGCTTACGGCCTCTTCCTCGGATTCGGACTCCTCATAAATGATGGTCTTCTTCTTTGGCTTCTTCCTCTTCTTTACAATGACCACCTCCTCCTCGGATTCGGATTCGGATTGATAGATGACTTTAGGTTCCTTCTTCTTTGGAGGAGGCACCGGCTCCGCTTTGCTTACAGCCGGCAAAGCTTTAACCTTCTTCTTAACTGGCTCGGGTTCAGGTTCAGAAGCCTCCGACTCTTCGCTCTCGGAAACGACCTTTGGCGGAGCCGAACTATTCAGATGTTCGACGACTGCTTTCTTAATGGCTTTCTGAGTGGTGGTCTTCATTTTTTCATCACGGGCTAAAAGCATTTTCTTAGTGGCCTCCTGTTGTGCATCGGAGCGTGGTTTTTTCTGCTTTGGTTTGGTAAGGACTGCATCATCATTTAGGGGTTCTATAAGCGAAGCGTCTGACATTATATAATAGGGAAACATAAAAAATGTCTAAAGCTTAATTAAATCTCTCATACTATATTATAATGCCCCTCGAAATTCACGAAGTAGCCAATGATAAAATGCCGATGACTAAGCCAATAAAAGAAACCATGGATATATATGTCCCCGATATTGTAGAGGGGATTGCCCGACGGAACGGAGGGATAATCCTCTACATAGGTTCGGGAGGCAGTGGAAAGACAAGCCACCTCTTAACCCAAATGAAAACGGTCTATAAAAAGAAGTTCCACCACATCTGGTATTTCTGCCCATCGTCGTCCTTCTTAAGTGTAGAGAAGCACCCATTTGAAAAGCACGATAAGGTGCATCACGAATTGACAACGGAAGCATTAGATGACATCCGAGAGGAACTCACAAAAATCAAAGAGGAGAGGGAAGAGGATGATATGCCGGAATACTCACTGGTCATTATAGACGATTTCGCTAATAACCTAAAAGATAAACATCTGCTCGCCAAACTAAATTCAATGCTAATCAAAGCGAGGCATTTGAATTGTTGTTTCCTTTTCACCGTGCAGTCATATCTGTATTACCCGAAAATACTCAGGAAGCAACTGACTTGGGTCAGCATCTTTAGTGGTGTCAGAAATAAAGAGGAATGGAATACGATTACAAAAGAACTCTTAAAAATGTCGGAGCAAGATGCCAAAACCCTCTATGATTATGTATTTGATAAACCGTATCAACATATGGATTTAGACTTATTTGAGGAGAAGTTCTATAAGAACGGAAACCATCTTGAAATAACTGAAAACTAAACCTCCCTATAATATAAATGGAGCATATCGAAAGTATTCAAATATATTTAAATTCCAGATACGCCAATGAAACAGTAGGTGACAACACCGCTAACTGCATCTACTATTTACCAGTAATAGAAATCCCAGATGGACATCATATCTATCTGTCCTTACAGAATGCTAATATCCCCTACTCGTTCTACAGCATCAGCAGTATTGACAACACTTTCAGCTGGGGGCTTGTAGGAGACCCAGCTAGTGTATATTATGTAGCACCCGGAAATTACAATATAACACAGTTTATAGATGTTATCAAAACAGCAATGGGTGCATCTTATACAATAACTTACAGCAGTATAACCAGCAAAATTCTTATCACTCATTCTACAAGCAACTTTATAATATATGCGGCGACAATAAACCACGTTCTGGGGTTCTCTAAAACGACCAATACCACTTCGGCGGCCAATTTACTATACGGGAGAGACTGTGTAAATCTCAATCAAATCCGTGCTATCAATGTAGAGATAAATTTCCCTACATACAATGTAAATGTAGCGGCCCCCTATGAGAACAACATATTAGCAACAATCCCAGTGTATGTGGCACCTTTTAGCGTAATCACATACCAGAACGCCAATAACTTTAGAACAAATTTGTATGTGAATAAATTGGACCAGATACAGATACGGTTGTTGTCGAACGATGGAAACTTAATAGACCTGAATGGGATTAATTACCAAATGACTTTGCAATTGGATTGCATAAAATTTACATAAGGCCGCCCTTATAAAATGTTTGTATATGGTATAATGATTGGCTATAAACAACCTTTAGGAAAACAGATGCTGGGCTTCAAGATGCCCTTAGGAAAAATGAGACTTGGCTCAAAAATTCCTCTATTAGAAAGGCCGATGGGACGACAAGTTGCCGAAGCCCTTGAAAGAAAAGTTTCTGGTGGGTTAGAAAGACGGGTTTTGAAACGATAAACGCAAAACATTTAGACAATTTAAATGCTTTGTTCCAAAAAAATATCTGGGAACATTATATAAAATGATACCGTCCAATCTCCGCTATGCTTCAAAGGTTGAAAGTGCTCCGGCTCGAAGATTTCTCACGCAGATCCAGCCCCAAGGCTCCACCAGCTTTGGAATGGGGGAGACAATTACGCTCAACATTCCCACAAGAGCCAACACTGCTCTCATTCCCTCCGAGTCCTATTTGAAAGGCACTTTAAGTCTTTCTTGTTCGACTGCCAACGCCACCGCTGCAACTTTCGAGTCAGCGGGTGTTCATGGTTTCATCCAGAGAATTAGGGTTTTCCACGGGTCAAATTTACTTGAAGATATTGATAACTATGCCCAGTTGGCGAAAATCCTGTATGATTTCCAAGCTTCCGACGATGCGGTTAAGGGACGCCTTGCTGTTACCAGTGCAACCAACCCTCAATATAATGTTACCTCCGGAACCATTGTCCGAGGTGTAAATCGTGGTGCCACCACGGGTGTTACAACCACTGCCACCACTGTTCCCTTTGCTATCAACTTGATTTCGCTCGTAGGTGCTTTGGCTGGTGAGAAATATTTGCCGTTGTGGCAGATGACCTTAAATGGGGGTCAAAATGCGTTTTCAAAAAATTCGCAAGTCGTATGTTAATACGGCAACACATCCAAATTGCGGGGATAACTTGTAAGGTCTATGCTACTAAACCATAGTGGAAACATTATGGTGGCGGTTGTTAATCACAATCGGTATAGTAAAAATGCATAGAATAAAGTCAATCCGCAGCCAGTCTTCTAAGTCCGTTATGATAGGATATGAAGGCGGTTCAACGACTAAATGCCTGTGGGTATCAAATGATGGTCTAATCAACCTGATGATGCTTAAGATATAGTCTAGCCCCACCTGAGAAGGTGCTTGTCCCATTTAAAAAGACAAGACGCTTAATAAGAGGAAATGCTTATTAGTTATAGCGTGGTATGGAGCGCCGCTCCTCTTCGTGTAGAAATCGTTTTGAAATCGTCAGTTGTAACATCTCTGATGTCTCTTGCTGGAACTGCCACTGCCCAGATATTTTCGCTTAGTAGCGTAAATTACTGCGGAGAGTTCTTAGAACTCCCTGATAGTGCCATCTCTGCAATTAATGCGGGGTCTTCCTCACCAATGCAGATGGTGTTGCCTTCTTACAGGTCTTTCACCAACTCGGCTGCAATCACAACTGCGGGAACATCAGTGAGTTTTCCAATTCCCGCCAAGTACAGTTCTCTTAAGAACCTTTTCATCGCTACAAGAACCTCCGTGGGTGCCGATGGATTGTATCCCAACTCCCACTGCAAATATGGTCTTACCAGTTATTCTTTCAGAGTGGGTGCGGAAGTGCTTCCTTCGACACAGCCTGCGACTGTCCCTGAATTTTATTCTGAGGCTGTCAAATGCTTTGGCTCCCTTGCTGATTTGGCTTTCCAGCCCTCGGTTGATTTGGTTTCTTACGCATTAGATGTCCCGAACACCATTGCCAGTTCTGGTGATGCAAGTTTGCTTGATTCCGGTTCCTTCGTCGTTGGTATGGATATGGAGGTGTATTCCAATGCCGATAAGAGTTCCATTTTTGCCGGAACGAACACCAACAATTCCGATATTTTCTACAATGCGAATTTCACACCCGCTGGAAACGTTACCATCCTGCAAACTGCATTTGCGGCTTACGATCAAGTGCTAGTTTACGAAAATGGCGTGTGTTACGCCCGGTATTAAAATCTGAGAACACTCTATAATGCCCAAAGGAAAAGTCCATTATTTACCAAGCGGGAAGATTTATCCAAGTTTTATGCCAACTCACAAAGCGGGAGAAGGTCGTCTGATGACGGGTTTAACACATACTGCAAAAAGTCAGTATCTGACACATAAGAAACCGAAATAAACATTTATAATAATAATATAGTGTTATTATAAATGAACCAAGAAGTAGCGAAATTATGGCTCTATGGAGCAAATGTAGGAACTACAATATCCCAAATAGGAATACGAAATAGCAGCAATACCGAATATACATTTTTTGTAGATTTGCGACTGGTTTTAGGCGAAACGATGTTCCAAAAATATGAGGCGTTCAAAGTATATTTTGGGTTTCTAAATCTGGGAACAGGAACAACCGCAAATATAGACACGGTGTTTGTAAATGGAATAAATCTGATACAAGCGTCATATCAGGGCAAACAAGCAGGATTTAATACGGCAGTAGATATTTACAGTCAAACCGTCCAAATGACCGACCCCGCAAATCTTGGTGGCAAAAATGCTAATACACAAGAGTTTGTTATGATAAAACCAGATAATGCAAAAATAGAACTCACTATATCAATTGTGCGTGATGATGCCGCAATTCCAACTTTGTTACAGGGAGTATTTTTCTTGACGTTTGTGCCATTCCAGAAAGATAAGATTTATAAAAACCCGTTCAACTACCTGTATCAGAATGAATTAGCAAACTTCACATTAACAACGCAAATCTTGTCGGCAGGGGCAACAAATGAATATGGAACCATGAACTCAACATTTACGACTTTTAATTTCACGAATGTCAATATGCGACGCATTATTGGGACGATGTGGAACAAGTATAATAAGTTCAATTTGGTTGTCTCGAATGTTGGGATAGGTTCAACGGCAACAACAATTTCAACTAATCAGCGGTTTATGTTTTTTCAAATACAGGGACTTCAATTTATTAATTGTTTAAGCACAACTGCTTCATCTACATTTTCGCAAAGTGTAGCATATACGCCAATATTCAGATATACAACAGCATCAACGGCAGACAGCGATAGTTTTGCGGTGCCTGAAAGTTTAATCAGTTTCAGAAAACCTGAATCGGAGAATGTGGATTTAGCGTTTCAACTCTTTACTGTAAATAGTGGAGGAACGGCACTCAATTTACAAATGAATCAATTTAGTTTGACATTTGCCGTTGTGGGAATCAAAGAATAAAATATAATGATAATATAAATGCTTAGTGAAAGTGGTTCATTGATATTATCAACAAGTTCATCAACAAGTCCTTGCACGATTAATGCTTCAAAGTCAGACTTCACCTTCTCAAATATTAATATGCGAAATGTGCTCGGTGCTGCATGGGACAAATATGATATGTTTTGTATGAAGGTTGCGTCGGTAGCGACAGCGGGAACAATAACATTATCAAGCTCAACATACGGATTCATCTGCTACAATATGGCGGGTCTTACATGGGAAAATCTC